GTTGCCACGTCAATGCCTAGCCACGACAGCACAAGTGCTGAAGTAGTCCAAGTGATGGTTTCGGTAAACGTCAGGGTGCCAGCAAGCGCTGCGTACTCTTCATCGTCAGCCTGTCCAGTGACCGCATATAAAACCTGATTGAGTTTTGGCACGTCATAGTTGAACTCGAGATAGCCCTGCTGGTCTTTCCCGATGTACTCCCACTCTTCAACGCTGATAACGGTGAATGTGCCGTTGAACTTTGCGCCAGCGCCTGCGACAACGATGCTGTCACCGGGCTGAACCTCGGAAGGGGTCAGGGTCTGTACGGCTGAAACATCATCAAAGTGAAAACCGTGAGTGATTGTGTAAACAGACATACAGACCCTTTCCCGACTACCTAGTGATCAGGCGAAAGCGAACTGAACAAACTTGGTTGGGTCAATCATCAACGCTGCGAAGTAACCGCGGAGAGCGATTGTGCGTGACAGTGTTGATGGTGACTCAATGGACATGGTGCCCTTCTGCTGTTCAAACAGTTCGAACCCAGATGCGTCTCCCACAATCGCCACGCCACTGCTGAAGTTGCGATCCACGACGACAGACAACCCAAAAGCGTTTCCGCCGTACTGGCTTGGTGAAAGGTCGCCCTGTGCGTTCATTGGGCCCACCTGTGGGAACAACGGACGGTTTGAACTGTCGGAAAGACCGACAAGGTTGCGCCAGCGGTCAGGAGACACAAACAAGTGAGTAGGCAAGTTGCCATTTGACGAGCTCAAGATTGTTGCTGATGCTTCTGCAATTTCGGCAGCCCATACTTCAGGCTTTGCAACGTCTGCTGTTGCAAATGCTTGAGTGACGCTTACGCCTGCGACCAACTGGTCTGCTGCGTAGTTGTCTGTGGCGTTTGCGTAGATACGGCCCATGTCGTCAAGAACAATCTGAAGGATTGAAGGATCTGACCAGTCAATGTCGGCTTCGGAAATGTTTACATATCCGCCAAAGATTTGCTTGGTGACTTGGTTGTTAAAAACGACCATTGTCCCTGCGGTTGGAGCCTGCTCGCCAATCGATGCACCGATGCTTGTGTGCGTGGTGACCTCTGGACGAATGAACACCTTGCCGCCTGCAGGCATTGGACGAACGCCGATTGCGTCAACTACTGGACGGCGTCCGATGAAGTTGTTGTAAACAGGGGAAAGGATTGGGGTTGGCAAGATGCCGGGTGTGTCGGTTGTGACGATGTCAGGTGCAGCTGCACGGAGTGCTTCTGACATTGCGCGCCACTGATCGCCACCTGAAATGGCAGCAGCGATGTACTCGACTGCTGTCGGAAGTGGGGTCTCGCGACGTGCTGCCGCAAAGATTGGTGCTGTTGGAACAGTTTCAGCCGAAGCCTCAACCGTTGGGGTTACTGCAGACATGATTTCCTCCTCAGGAATGTCTAGGGGTTGGGGTTCGACAACGTCTTCCTCTTCAGGTTGTGACGCAGCGATTTCTGTGATTACAGCCTGTGGGAAGGCTGGAATGGCGACAAGCGATATCTCGTGGATGATGGCTGAACTGACAACCATCACACCGTTCTTGTCGTATTTGAATTTGATAGGAGTGGCTCCTACGGACACCGAATCATAAGCAGTTGCCTTGACCAACTCGATTGCTTGGTCTGCACGAGTTGTCTTGGCAAACTGACCTACAAACAAAAGACCTTCATCAGCGTCAGCCAATTCAGGAACAATCCCAATTAGTTGATTCATGTCGTGGCCTTCGAGCAACTTCGGAGCCTTTTGATTGACGTCAAATGCTCCACGCTTAAACATGACTTCCTGACCCGAGGACACCACCGCTGGAGTGTCCCAAGGAACAGCCACGCCCGTGATGGTACGGGGGCTGTCCTCGCCAGCGGCAGCGTCCAAGGTGACAGGCACAGCTACAAACTCAATTTTCACAATTCATCATCCGTTTCATTGTTAGGCATTCCACTAGGGGAACTTGTCTCAGATCCTTCGTAATCCTCAATGTCAAACTCGACATAACGGTTACGGGGAAGAACTTGTGCGCTGGAAAGGGTCTGCTCAATAGCGTCCATGTAGATACGAGCGCCGAACAAATAGAGATCCTGACGGGCTTGCTGGGCGTTCTGATACGTCATCGAAGCGCCCTCAGTCGGGGCAGACACAAGGTAGGCAGGCACTGAACACAGACGAGCCATCTCAAGAGACTGATACTTGCGCTGATCCGCAATAACTTCTTGAGGGTTCTGTGCAAACTCACGGAACTGAACCTGACGCGACAACGCACCAATGGCGTTTTGTTTACGCGCCGAAGCCCACGCCGAAGCAAGAGAACCAAGATCATCACCCGACATGTCTTCGCCGTCAATCTGCTGAAGATAACCGGGCACGGTTTCAAGGCTGGCGTAACGGTCAGCTGCCTGATCGAGAAACAATGAAGTGTTGATGGCGCGTTGGCCAATTTTCAAGATCCCTTCGATTGGCGATAAAAATTGTATGACGTTGCCGACATCCAAGGGATTTCCGTTGAACTCAAGCTCTTTTGATGGCCCGTAATACTGAGGCATACCTGTTTGTTCGGTGCTTGAAATGTTTGCAGCTGGGAGCCATGTAAACGAAGCAGGCAACCCGGTCGAGTAGCGCGTGGTGACGTAGGCGTACGCTGCACCGTAGAAGAACATGTCCGAGAAGATGTTTACAAAGAAGAACGAGCGCGAAACCTTGGGGTCGGGGGTTTCCATCCAAGGCTCAAGAGGCAGATACACCTCGTCATAGTCAGAGCCGTTCCACTGCTTCGAGTAGTGCTTCAACCCGACAGAGCCGATGATGCCAGCAAGAAGATCTCGAGAACGAGAAACAGTGGGGATGCTCAGCGCACGAACCTCAGCAGAACCAGTGGTGTAGTTGATGAAGTTGCCGATATAGGACGCGCCTGCAGCCGCCTGCACAGGTGCAGAGGCGAAAGCGGCCGTGTCAACTTTGCGTGAGAAAATACCCATCCACGTGGAGTCTTACACAAGGTTGTTGCAAATGCAACTATCTTGATGAACCCATTGTCGGTTTATTTCCGTGTCCGGGTCTCGACACCATTGCAGCTGCAACGATGAGACAACGGCAAGCCTCAATGGGCCCGGGTGATCGCTGGGACGAAATTGACAATGCGCCACCCTGACCGCGGATTAGACATGCCCTGTTTACATGCTCCGACAAGAGAATCTCGCCCGTGTGTTTCACTCGGTCTTCGTTGATAAGACCCTTGACGGTGGACGTGTATTTGTTTATTTCGCCGTAGCCCCACTGCACCGTTCTGCGCTGATACTTCTCGGGCGTGTGAATAAACAAAGACGGCGTGATAGCCAGCTGCGTTTTTGGTTCACGCTCAAGGGAGGCTGTGATCTGCTCCCACATTTCAGCAATGGACTCAGTCTGAAACTCGACACTGGCGACAATGTCACCATCGGTATTTTTGCGACACCACACCCCGACATATTTCGAGTCGTCCACTGCGGAGTCAACCGCCAGCACGGAAGTCGTGCCGTCCCACTCGGTGTTTTCTGTAAACCGTTTCGCCCACTGCCCCGGCGGTAGCCACGAGGATGCAGCACTCACCCACATGTTGCAGTGAGCGCGAAGCCATTGTGATCGGTCAGGGCTGGAGTGTGCAGCTCGAAGAGACTTCAGCGTCACGGTTCTAGGCATGCTCGGATTGGCGTAGCCCCAGTAGCGCTCGTCATCGGGGGACACCGATTCAGGCACAGACCACTCAGCCATGTACAACTCGCCCGGCTCACCCTTGTCAATTTGCCCGATGGCCTGCTCCCTCAGTTTCTTCATCACGGTGCTGGACTCATCGCCAGCCGTGGACACCAACAATGACAACCCCGACTTCACCGCAATCTGTGCAGGCTTCAACGCGCCAAAATAAGCCGCCTCCGTAATCGCCCACAGCTCGTCAACGATCAGAATGTCCACGCCCGAGATGCCGTGCTTCTTTGCCGTTGCAGCCTTGACCAAATACTCAGAGCCGTCCACCATGCGAACCTTGTGACGGCCGTACGCCCACGTCACCTTGCACAGCCCCGACTCTTCCCACAGCTCGAACATGTCGCGAAGATCCTCAAAGACTTCAGTCGCCAATGACAACTCGTGAGCCGTGGAAACCACCTTGACCTTGCGACCCCAGATCTTGGGTAACTCGAGAAGGCACCAGCCCACCACCGCCGACAACATAAACGTCTTGCCCTGCTGGCGAGCACAAAAGCCCATAGAGCTGCTGTGCGTAAACATTCCTTCATCGTCATGCTCGAAAGCACCGGTGAGGAACCCCAACTGCCACGGGAACAACTCTCGAGACAAATGAGTCCGCGCAAACTCTGCAATGAGAGGCCCATAACTCTCGTACCCATATATGGGCGTGACCAGCCGTGGCAGGTCAGAACCAACGCCAGCCGTTAAAGGCTCGATCAGATTGCTTTGAGCTGAGTCATGACTGTTTTGGGAGATACGCGAGAA